GAAGTTGTTGTTTCTCCTGCTGGAGGACATGGTTCTGACGCTGAGAATGAACTATTCTCTAAGAGAGTCATGACAAACATTCGTTTGACATATGATGAGGGTTCAGGTGACTTCCCTGTAGACAATGATTTCCGTCGTATCGGTATCGTTCAAGACCCATTTGATTATGGTACAACTAACTATGCTTCTGCTTCAACATTACGTGGTACATCTGTACTAAAGATTAACGGAGCAACATCAGATTATACTGTTGACGAAGATATTTTTCAATCAGTTACTGGTGGTACTGCATACGGTAAAGTTGTGTCTTGGGATTCTGCATCAGGTATCCTTAAGTATTATCAATCTCCAGAGTTACATAGTGATTCTGGTGTAGCAAGAGCATTCGAGTCGAATGCTTCTAATGCTGTTGTAGGACAAGCATCTACTGCTAGTGGAGCTATCGATACAGGTGCTAGTGGCACCGTGTCAGGCATCGCTTTAACAGGAGGTCTAGCATCCCCCGAAATCGCTGCAAACTCTGGCGAAATCGTATACATAGAGAACAGAAGACAGATTACTAGAGCTGCTGACCAAATTGAGGACATCAAACTAGTAATCGAATTCTAATTTACCCACCGTTATTAGAGACTGGTTGCAATGCCTCAAAAGACGAATCTTAATGTCGCACCGTATTACGACGATTTTGACACTGACAAAAACTTTTACAAAGTACTCTTTCGCCCTGGATATTCTGTCCAAGCGAGAGAGTTAACGCAGCTTCAGTCTTTATTACAAAACCAAATTGAACAGTTTGGTAAATATGCTTTTAAACAGGGTGAGTTAGTCATTCCTGGTGAAATTGGATTTAATAACAAACTGCATTTTGTTAAACTATCTTCAGTATCTGAGATACCTACAAATGTCAATGGTCAGATAGTTTATAAGAAATATGATGTCACACAATTAATTAATAAACAGATTAAAGGATTAACATCTGGTGTTGTTGCAACTATCCTTCAATCTAATGTAGCAACAGAAACTGCTGCTGATGTATTATATGTTACATACACCAATAGTGGTGATGCTGGCAATGAGGACACATTCCGTCAAGGTGAGACCCTAGAGGTAGTAGACGGTGTTAATACACCACTGATGGTGGTTGGAACCGATGGAAGCGTACTTCCTACTAGTATTTCTATTACTAATCCTGACACAGGTACATCGTCAACGTTAGAAAGTCCTGCAATGGGATATGCTTCTGCTGTTAAGGTAGAAGAAGGTATTTACTTTGTTAATGGATATTTTGTAAGAAATTCTACTGAGTTGCTTGTAGTTGACAAGTACTATGATAAAGCATCTGTAAAGGTAGGATTCAAAATTATTGAATCTATTTCAACTCCTGAAGAAGATGCAAGTCTCTATGACAATTCAATAGGGTCTTCAAATTATTCTGCACCTGGAGCACATAGGTTAAGTATCAAACTGAGTCTCGTTGTATACTCATTAGACGAGAAGACCGATAAGAATTTTATTAAATTACTTCAAATTAAGAATGGAGTAGTACAAACACAGGTAACCCAAACTGATTATAATCTATTAGAGCAAACTCTTGCACGTAGAACTTATGATGAGTCTGGAGATTATATTGTTGATAATTTCTCTCTTGATGTAAGAGAGTATTACCAGAAGAATGGTAATCTTGGTATCTATGGTAAGAATGTAACTACTGGTCTGGTAAATGGTATTGATGAGTCTGATGCTGGTAAGAAGTTAGTTGCTAGTGTTGGTCCAGGTAAAGCATATATTAAAGGTTTTGAGATTGTTAATAAAGAGACCAAGTATATTGATGTTGATAAAGCACGTGAAACATTAAACAGAGAAGATATACGTATTAAGACAAAGGGTTTACCTACCTACAGAATTACTAACAATTATAGTTCGATACCAGTAAACTCAGAAGGATCTGAGCTTACATCATATCCTAACTTATATTTGTCTGCTGCATTTAATGATGGATCTATTGGTATGAATAATACCGAATCTGCAACTGATCCAAAGCAGACTATTAATAGAAGGGGTTCTTTCTTTGATATCAATGCAGGTATTAAGACCCTCTATATTGAAGTTGATAATAACTATGCAACACGTGTTGCAGGTCTTACTGGTGCTAATTTCAGAACTACTGCTGATGGTATTCCAACTCTTTGGTATATTCAATCACGTGGTAGTACTATCATAGCAAACAGCTTTGAAGTTCTATCTTATTCTAGGGTTCCTAGAATTGAATCTAATCCAGATAATACAGTTACATTTCTAGAGATCACTGTAACTGCACAAAAGAATCTTTTGGATGACTTCCTTATTGAGTATGATGAGACTGATGCTAACAAGTATAGATTCATCTATATGAATGAGAATGATGCAGAGACACCTGGATCAGTTCCTTTTGGTAAGATTGTTGACTACAACGAAACAATTACTCCTGTAGTTGGTATTGCAAAACCTAGTAACTATACACTATTAGAGAGAGGTGCTGGATTTAATTCTGATACTGATATTGTTATCTCTAAAGGAAGACTATCCAATGGAGATGCAACATATAATAGTACATTTGGACTATCGTACTTTGATCCAAACTTCTTTACTAAAATTCAGTTAGATGATAAGATCTCAGTCTCTGGTAGTTTTACTCCAGGACAATATGTTAAAGGTCTTACAAGTGGTGCATATGGTGTAATAGAAGGAACTTCTACAGGATCATATACTAAGAACAAAACTCTTATGTTAAAGGGTTTATTCGGTGTATTTAAGAGTGGTGAAGTTGTTGCTGATGAAGCAGGTAATACATTAAGGATTGCAAAAGATAATACAATATCTCATTTTGTTGTTAATAGTAGAGGTGCAAATCATTCTTCTACAGCAACTATTAGAATTGATGGTGTTGAATATGATAACTCTAAGATTAAGGTTGATGTCAGTGGAGATCAATTAGTATGGAGAGTTCAGATTCTTGACAGAGATTCTGCTTTAGTTGAGTATTCTCAACCACCATTAGTTGAAATTATTGATACTGGTGCTACCAGTCAAGCAGTTGTAACTCCAGTATTGGTAAGGAATGCTGTTACAACATATACTCCACAGAATGTTAAGTCATTCTACTCTCAATTTGGATCTGGTAATGCTAATACATTTACAGCAGATATTGAGATTAACAAAGAGAAGTATTCTGAGGTTGTTTCGGTAACTGACTTTACTTTCAGTGGAAACAAAGGAAGGAAGTATATTGAGTGTACAGGATTTGGTGGAGATGCAACAACGTTTGTTATTCATGGAGATTTAATTCAGTTCACAGATGATACTGGAATCCTTGTAAGAGGTGTTGTACAACAGTCTACAAAACCAGCTGGTGTATATAAATCAAGGATCTACTTAGACAGATCATTACCTAATGATGTTACTAATGCTAGTGTTGTTAGGGTAAGACCATCTATTAAGAACTTCAATCAGGGAACTTTAATATACAAGACTGGTTCTAAAGAAATAAGTTCTATTGTTGCTACTTCTGATGATTCGAAAATCACATATTATCTCAGGAGAGATTTTATATCTACAGGTTCTGGTGGTTCTGGATCTATTACTTTTGCTGCTCAACTCCCATTTGGAACTCAAAGATTTGTATCTTTTAGTGAAAGCAACTTCCTAATCACAATCCTTGATCCAGGTGATGCTCCTGACGTTGCTGCTGGTGATGTAGTTTATATTACTTCAGATCAAGTTGAGATAAAAGCATCTACTGATGCTGCTAGTGGATTGACATCTGGTAGTGTTAAGTTGAATTTACCTGCTGGTTACTTTGGATCTGCTTCTTATTCAACATACCCAACATTAAAGTTAACTGCTACTTTAGAAGTTACTAAAGCAAAACCAAGACTTAAGACAGCAAATTTAAACAAGAGAATTATTGTTGAAGCTGCTGGAGATAAAATTATACCTTTAAGAGGTAGAGACTATGATACTGAATCTTTAGATGTATACAGTTATGCTGATGCATTTAATTTGAAGTATGTTTATGAAGGATCTTCATCGACACCTCCTGTAGTAGATAAAGCAGGAAACCTTGTTACTGGTACTGATGTATCTAACAGGTTTACATTTGATGATGGACAAAGAGATACCATATATGATGTTTCTAGACTTGTTATTAAACCTGGTTTTGAAGCACCAGTAGGTCAACTAGTAATTGCTTTTGATTACTTTGATCATACTGCTGGAGATTTCATCACAGTTGATTCTTATTTACATGAAGCAGGTGTTGGTGCTGAAGAGATTCCATCATTTAATTCACCTGTACTAGGTAAAGTATCATTGAAAGATGTACTTGACTTTAGACCAAAGGTAGATAACGATGCAATTATAGGTGGATATCAGAATACATCATTATTGTCTGCACCTAATAGCAGATCATTTACAGGTACTGGTGGTATTGTTTCTAGTACTCCTGCTCCTGATGTTGGATTAGAATATACATTCTCATTCACACAGACACAATACCTTGATAGGATTGATGGATTGTTCTTGAATAAGAAAGGTCAATTCATTGTTAAGCAAGGTAATTCATCACTTAACCCATCTAAACCTGATGTTATCAGTGATGCTATTGCATTGTACTATATGTACATTCCTGCATTTACACAGACAGGTAAGGATGTAAGGATTACTCCAGTTGATAACCGTCGTTACACAATGCGTGACATTGGTAAGTTGGAGAAACGTATTGAGAGACTAGAATATTACACAACGTTAAGCATTCTTGAGCAGCAAGCACTGAATATGCAGATTACTGATTCTGCTGGTGTTAATCGCTTTAAGAGTGGTTTCGTTGTAGACAATTTTGAGACTCATAAGATTGGATCTTTGAAGTCTTTAGATTATAAGTGTGCTATTGATACACAGCAATCTGTACTAAGAGCACAAGCAAAAGAAGATTCGATTAATCTAGTTGAGATTAATACTAGAGATGATCAAAGATCTGTTTCTGGTTATCAGAAAACAGGTGACATTATAACCTTACCATATACAGAACTAGAACTATTAGGAAACAACTTTGCTACAAACACAGTTAATCCTAACCCATTTGTTGTTCTTCAATATGTTGGTGATTCATTTATTGGACCAAGTGTAGATTCTTGGTATGACAGTAGTGTTGAACCTTTAGTAACAGATAATAACACCAATTTGTATTCTATTTTCCTTGCTAAGGAAAATCTAAAGGAAGCATTCTCAAGTCTTTATAATTCATATAAAGTTAATTGGATAGGAGCTGATCAAGCATTCTATAATATTGGATCATTTGCAGAAGTTAATTCTAATATTGCAGATTCCACTGTTGCTACTGCTAGTGTATCAACATCTTCAAATATTAGTCCAGAAAACAATGAAGTTGGTAAAGGACTAGTAACTAAAGGTGTAGGATCAAAATTTGTTGTTACATCATTATCATACTTTGCTAGGAGTATTCCTGTTAAGTTTAGGATTAATAGACTTAAACCAAATACAAGGGTTTATGTCTTTATGGAAGGTAGAGATATTGGTAGATGGGTAAATCCTGATCTTAAGTATACTGGCATTGCTGCTAACTCATTATCAGCATTTAATGGATCTATTACTACAGATAATAATGGTAATGCAAGTGGTGTCATTTTGGTACCTGCTGGATTACCACCTAGAGAAAATGCTGTCTGGACAGGTAATGTTGATACAGTAAGTTATGATGGTGATGCTGATGAATTGAGATTCAGTACTGGTGTTAAGACTATTAGATTCACTTCAAGTTCTACTGATGCTAGTAAGGATGAAGTAGAAACATTTGCTGAAGTGAAATTCTATGCTACTGGTGTAGTACCAGAGAATCCATCTTCTATTATTTCCACAAGACCTGCATTCTTTAAAGCAAATGAAGGTACACAAATTGTTGGTAGTAATACAGAGAATCCTATAAGACCAAACCCATTTGCTCAAACATTTAAAGTTGATGGATTTGAGGGTGGTGTATTTGTAACAAGTATAGATCTATTCTTTAATAAGAAGAGTGATAATATCCCATTACGAGTTTATCTAACAGATACTACTAGTGGAAAACCAGGTAAGAATATTGTTCCTGGTACTCAGAAGGTATTAACTCCAGAGACATTCTTAAAAGTAGTCGCAAGTGATACACTTACGATAACAAAAGGAGAGAAGGTAACTGGATCTAAGTCCAATGCTTCTGGTCCTATTAGTAAACTGATTGATAAGAATAATATTGAAGTTGTTGCTAGTACTACAGGTCTATTCACACTTACAAATGATCAAGTGTATACTGTTGTTTTAGATAACAACAATGGTAAGAATTTTGTACAAGATGAACTATTAAATGTTACATCTATTACACAAGCTAATAATGCAAACAATACACAATTCACATTAAACATCACTAAGGATTCTGGTCGTGTAACTGGGTTGAATGTTGCTAATACAGGTAGTGGATACGATTCTGCAATTATTACTATTGAAAGTCCACAACTTCCTGGTGGTGGTAACGCTACTGCTACGGTTAGAGTTTCTCAAGGTCTTGTATATGATGCAGAAATGACACTTGCTGGTTCTGGTTATACTGAACCACCATCTATTGTTCTTAGAGGAACAGGTTCTGGTAATGCTGGTGCTCAGATTGAATCTGAAATTACTATTGATACTCCAGCAGTTAGAATGGGTATTGCTATTGATGAGACAGGAGAAACAGAATCTATAACTCCTACTAAGTTTGGATTTGATTTCCCTGTATATCTTGAGAATGATACTGAGTATGCTCTTGCTATTGAGACAGATTCAGTTGATTATGAATTGTGGTCTTCTAAGTTGGGTGGAGTTGAAGTTGCCACTAGTCAAATTGTCACAACACAACCTGCTTTAGGTTCTTTATTCAGATCACAGAACACAGGTGATTGGACTGAAGATCTATTTGAAGATGTTAAGTTTGTATTGAATCGTGCAGAATTTGATATTAGTAGAACTGCAAGTTTGATGTTGTCTAACGATGACTTAGGATTTGAAGCATTGGATGCACAACCAATTGAGACTAATGCAGAAGCAAATACTACTGCTACATCAACACTATTCAAGAATAACAATTATGTTGTTAAGGTTAATCATAGAGACAATGGTTTTGATCTTAATAAGTCATGGGTTTACTTCAAGAATGCAGTTGATGTTGGTGGTGTAACTGCCTCATCAATAAACAGCAATCTTTATAAGGTTTCTAATACTGGTGTTGATTATTATAACATCACTGGATCTACTAGAGCGTCTGGTAATTCCTTTGGTGGTGGTACAAATGTACTAGCGACATACAATAGGAAGTTTGAGAAGGTATTTGCTTCTATATCTAATCTAACATTCAGTCAAACTAAAATTGATAGTTTTGTTAAGACTACAAACATTGCACCAATAGATGACAATTTAGGTACTTTCGTTTCATATTCACAGACTGATTATGAAAAGACTTTCTTAAATGAGGATTTCTATTTTATTAATCAGAAGATTGTTGCTTCTAAGATTAATGAAACCGTTAATAGTATCGATAATTCATTAGTTTATAAACTTGATTTATCAAGTACTGTTACACATCTTTCTCCAGTTATTGATTTGGATAGAGCATCTGTTAAGACTATTACTAATCGTATTGAGAATGCATCTGGAACAGAAGATAGGTACGGTAGAAGGAATCAAATTGTAACTTTCCTACCAGTATTTTCATTTACTGCATCTGGTCTACAAGGTGCTGAAGTAATTAATAGTTCACAAACTCTTGTTGGTACTACTTCTAAAGCAGAAGGAACTATTGTCAAGGTTGATGGTAGTACTGTATTTGTTAAGGTTACTACAGTTAATACTTTCACTGCTGGTGAAACAATAACCTTTAGTGGACAAACATTTGCTGGTGCAATCACTGTTGGTACAGATGGTCTTGTTAAATTCTGGTTTGATATACCAAATACCACTACACCTCCAACATATGTAACTGCTAGGAATCCATCAGTACCAGCAGATACTTATGATAATAAAATTTCTGGAAAGATAATCTTGTGGAATAGTAAGTCTGGTGAGTTGACTACTGTTAATGACAAGCAACCAATTAATAATGATTATACAGGAAGACTTATTGATAGTAGTAGTTTTGATAGAAACGCTAGTGTAGATGATCAGTTATCTGATATCTTTAGAGTTGGTGATCTAGTATCATATCCTAATCAACCAGTTGATGAAGTAAGTTTCATCGAAGTTGCAACAGTATCTTATGCAGATGGTGTTGACTTCATTACAGAAACCCAATCTAAGAATAGTTCTGGAATTTCTAAATATGTGACTAAAGAGATTGCTATTGAAAATCCTGCTACATCTATTGATGTAAAACTTACTGCTAACGTTACTGATATTAAGAATCTTATGATTCTTTATAAGATTAAGAAGTCTTCTTCACAGGAGAACTTTGAAGACATTGAATGGATTTACTTTAATGAAGCAGGTGAACCTGATGTAGATACTATTGCTTCTTCTGAAAATGCCATTAGTGGTATTACAGAAAAACAATCTTCATATCAAGAACTATCTTATAGCATAGAGAATTTACCAGAATTCTCATCTTATGCAGTTAAGATTGTTATGAGATCTAATAACCCTGCATTCGTTCCTAAGATTCAAGATATGAGGGCAGTGGCATCTTATTGATATGAATCACTTGAAGGTTGAGAATCAAGACCATTTGTATCGTGATGTAAATACAGGTGCAATAATAAATACTGACAGGTCTTCTTTTGCCAAATATAAATCCTCCAGAAACAAATATCGTAATATGGAGAATGAATTAGACTATGTTAAAAGTGAAATAAATGAACTCAAGACCCTATTAAAACAATTGATGAATAACAATGGCACAAGTCATAGTAAATAAGACCGATACCTTTGAAAATCAAAGGCAGAAGATTAATGAGATAGGTTATGACCTGCATACCTTCACTGGGACTCAGACTGGTCTTAATGCTACGTATTTGACTTGGAGTGATTTAAACGTTACTGTTAACTCTGCTGGAGGCGGTGGAGGATTAACATACGACAATACTAATGGACAATTTGTATATACACCACCAGATTTAAGTAATTTCATTACATCAATTGGTGATGCTATTCAGGATGCAGATTTCCCTAGTGCTGGTCTGATGAAGACTGATGGTTCTGGTGGATATAGTGTAGTAACAGATAATTCTGCAAACTGGATTGCTTTAACAGATCTATCTGTCACTCAGAATACTCCTGGAAATTCTGGATTAAGTTATAACAATATCACTGGTATATTGTCATTCACACCAGAAGATGTTAGTGGTTTCTTAACACTAACAGGTATTTCTATTAACACTGCTGTAGCAGGTACAGCAGGACTCGCATACAACAATAGTACAGGTGTATTCACATACACTCCACCAGATTTAAGTAGTTATCTAACAACAGTTGCTTTAAATGATCTTAGCAATGTAGATGCAACAACCAATCTTGGTGATGGCAAAATTCTTAAATATAATGTCTCTAATACTACTTGGGAAGTAGCAGATGACACAGGTGGTACTACACCTACATTAGCACAGGTAACTGCTTCTGGTAATACAACTACAACTTCTATTACAGCAGCTAACTTAATATCTTCTGATGCTGGAGGATTTACTTTAGGCACATCAACATATGCTAGTTTCTCTAGATCAGCTGGAGTAAATACTCTTAATGGCAATGCTAGTGATTTCCTACTCATAGCAGATAACCTTACTTATACGTCTGGTTCAACAGTTATAGCTTCATTTAGTTCTACAGGACTTAATATCACTGGCACTGTAGAATCTGATGGATCTACTACTGATGGTGATGCTATATTCAAGGGTGCTAACGCTGATGTTACATGGGACAAATCTGCTGATGCTTTATTGTTCCCTGCTGGAACTTCAATTTCTGATAAGGCAGGATCAAAAGGTACAGTAGGTCAGACACTATCTTCTGATGGTGCTGGTGGTATTGAATATGTTAGTCAAACTATAGAGGGCATTAGTAATGTCGATGTTAACTCTATACAAACTAACCAGATTTTAAAATGGGATGGTACTAAATGGGTTAATGCTGCTGACACTGGTGGATCTGGTGCTGGTATTGCATTAGGAGATCTTAGTGTAGGTGCTGAACCAACAGCTGCTGGTAATGGTGGATTAGCATATAATAATTTAACTGGTCAATTTACATTTACACCAGCAGCAGATAATACTCTTGTATTCAACCATGCTAATGCAACTACATCTCAAATAGTTTATACAAATAATGGTGCTGGTACTCCACAGACATTAAACCTTGTAGCTGGTACTGGAATCACCTTCGGACAAGGTGGTGGTACTGGGAACCTTGTCATTACTGGTACTAGTGGAATTGTATTATCAGATCTTTCTGTAGGTTCTAACGCTTCTGCTTCAGGTGGTGGTGGAATTGCATATAATGATTCTACTGGTGTATTTACGTATACCCCACCAGATCTCAGTAGTTATCTAACTTCTGTTACTGAAACAGATACTCTTGAGACTGTTACTGGAAGAGGAGCAACTTCAACTAATAATGTTATATTCACTGGTGGATCTGGTGCTGGTAGACTTGATGTACAGAATGCTGGAGCTTATGCTATAACTCTTGATGCTGCTACTGGCATCAGTACTGATGATGGAAAAGGACTCTATATTGGTAATCTTTCTACTAATGTATGGAGAGCAAAAATTGAAGGATCTACTGGTGATCTAACTGCGAATTCTATTATTAAGACAGGTGGAACATCATCTCAATTCTTAAAGGCAGATGGTAGTGTTGACTCTAGTACATATCTAACAACTATAGATCTTTCTAGTAAGAACCTTAATGATCTTGCTGACGTTAATGCTGGATCTCCTACTGATGGACATGTACTTAAGTGGGATAATGGAACTAGTAAGTGGATCTCTGCTTCTGATCAAACAGCAACAGGTGGAAGTGGTATTGCATTAGCAGATCTTTCTATAACTACTGCAACAGCAGGTACAGCAGCATTAGCATACAATGATACAACTGGTGTATTCACATATACTCCCCCTGACCTTTCTGCTGCAAGTACAGATCTAACAGCATTCTCTGTTGGTTCTAACGCTTCTGCTTCTGGTAGTGGTGGACTTGCATATACAAATACAAGTGGTGTATTCACATATACTCCTCCAGATTTAAGTAGTTACTTAACTGCTGTTGCAGTAAATGATCTTTCTGATGTAACTATTGCTAGTCCTCAAAATGGACACGTATTAAAGTATAATGGTGCAAGTTGGGAGAATGCTCCTGAGTCTGGTGGTAGTACACTAACAACTGAGGAAGTTCAGGATATTGTTGGAGCAATGGTAACTGGTAATACCGAAACAGGTATTGGAGTAAGCTATGAAGATGCTACTGGAACTCTTGATTTTACTGTTAATGGTATAAACGTAAATGATCTTGGTGATGTTGCTAGTTCATTAAATGCTTCTACAAATGATGTTCTTCAATATGATGGTTCAGAATGGATTGCAGGAGATCCTGCTTCATTTGGTATTGCATTAACAGATATATCTGTCACTAGTAATACAGCAGGTACAGCAGCATTATCTTATGATAATGTTACAGGTGTATTCTCATATACTCCTCCTAATGTTAGTACTTTCATTGCATTAACGAGTCTATCAGTAGGATCACCACAGGTTGCTTCTGGTTCTGGTGCTATTTCTTATAATAATGCTAATGGTGTATTCTCATATACTCCACCAGATTTAAGTGCTTATTTAGATAACACAGCTGTTATTGCAAACTTAGCTGATGTTGTTATTACTGGATCACCTACTAGTGGTCAAGTACTTAAGTGGGATAATGCTACAAGTAAGTGGACTAACCAAGCAGATGCGAATTCTAGTGTTACAGATCCTGGTGGTTCTGATACACAGGTACAGTTTAATGATTCAGGTTCCTTTGAAGGAGATGCTTCTTTAGTATGGGATAATACAAATAACAAACTTAAGGTAGGTAACGCAGATTCTGATTCTTACCTACTTGTAGGTAGTAACACTAAGAGAGCTGAACTTAGAAATAACAATACTTCAACTTATCTCTACAGTTATGCTGATAGTACTTTCCATATAGCCGCTGCTGGTTCTGGAACCACTATCCAACTTGATTGGGTAAGTGGAGTTATGGCATACTTTAAGAAGAATGCTGAAGTTGGTTTAAATTATGCAAACGTCCTTTGCTTTGAAACTGCTGATGGTGGTTGTAAGTTCCATGGTGGTATTATTGATAAGGATAATGATATTGGATCATCAGGTCAAATATTAAGTTCAACTGGTACTGAAATAGAATGGATTAATCCACCTACACCTAGTCTTGCTATTAATGACCTAACTGATGTAACTACTGGATCTGTTTCTACCAATGATGTTCTAACATATAATGGAACTGCTTGGGCGGCAGCTGCTCCTACTGGAG